TAACTGTAAAAACTCTTCCAAAACAATATACTAAAGTTGTCTGGGTTGACACTGATATAATTTGGTCCAATATAAATTGGTGGAAAGAAGTTAGTAAATTATTAGAAGAATATAATATAATTCAACCATTTGCTTATTGTAAATTTTTAAATTCCCATTTTAATTTGGATCACACTCAAATGTCCATATTTCATAGATTATTCCGAATAAATAATGGATTGCCAACGTTTCATGCTATTCATTATGGTGGAACAATGGCTTATAATAGAAAATATTTTGAATGCGTTGAACTTTATGATAAAGATATAATTGGAGGAGGGGATTTTATATCAAATATATCGATATTAAAAATGCCTATAGATGAAAATGTTCAAGCGTTTGATCCTGAATTAGATTCATATATTGAAAAATCGGGTAAATATTTAGAAAACAAATATCATTATTTAGATGATTCAGTTTATCATCTTTATCATGGTCAGCTTCATGATCGTCAATATATAAAGAGATATTCTATTCTTAAAAATTATATTTTTAATGATATGTGTGAAAAGGATGATAATGGGTTATATAAGTTTAAGTCAACTGTTTCACAAAAAATAAAATCACAATTTTTAGATTATTTTAAAACTAAAAATGAGGATTTAATACAATTTATTGTTTCTTTAAGTAAGTCATATAATATTGAAAGAAGTTCAAATGGAAATTTCAAATGGATTTCGGCTGAAAATATATATGAATTATATAATTTAAAAAGTATTAAATTAAAAGTTAGTCGAATGGGGAATTCTAATACCTCTCCATATTTAAATGTTATATGTAATGGAAACTTTAAACATTATTCGCTAGATTTAAATAAAGATACTGAAATCATTATTCCTGTTTCTGATAAAAAAGAAGTATCTAAACTTATTCTTTTAGGAAAAGGATTTGTACCTGCCGAAATAGATTTAAACAGTCGGGATTTTCGCCAATTATCTTATGCAATTAAAAAAGTAGAAATTTTACAACAAAATAAAACAGAATATGAAAATTATTTATTAGAAAATTTTTAATATTATGAATAATGACATAGCAGTTATATCGACATTTTTCAATCCTTTAAAATATAAAAATCGTTATGAAAATTACTTAAAATTTCAGAATTTTATATATGACTGCGGATTAAAAGATCATTTTTATGTATCGGAATTATTGTATAATAATGAAGAACCGTTTATTAATCATGAAAATGTAATCAGATTTAAAATGGAAGATATATTTTGGCATAAAGAACGAGCTTTAAATTTAACTGCAAAAATACTTCCAAAACAATATTCCAAAGTTATCTGGGTTGATGCCGATATGATTTGGTTCAATAAGAATTGGTGGAAAGAAGTAAGTAAATTATTGGATGAATATAATGTAGTTCAACCATATTCAAGCTGTCAATATTTACGATCTAATTTTAGTACTGAAAGAAAAACTAATTCGGTATTATTTTATATATGTCAAAATAATTTTAATGAAAAGGGATTGGTAGGTGGAGCGATGGCCTATAAACGGGAATTTTTTGACACGATTGGATTATATGATCGGGCAATAATGGGTGGCGGAGATATAGTATCTATTATGCCCATATTAAAAACTACTATTCCAACAAAATATGCATATTTTGATTTAAAATTGAATGAATATTTAGAAAAAGCAACTCAGTATATAAATAACCGATATTATTACTTAGATGAATTAATTTGTCATTTATATCATGGACGAATATTTGATCGGGGGTATAAAGATCGATATAAAATGAATGAAAATTTAACATTTGATGATTTATGTGAAGTTGGAGAAAGCGGATTGTATAAATTTAAATCAAATGTTACAAAGATTGTAAAATTTAATTATATTAAATATTTTGAAGATAGGAATGAAGATTGGGAGCAACTAATTTATCCATTAAATAAAAGATATATGATTGAAAAAAATATAGATGGATCATTATATAAATGGTATGCCCCAACAAGTGTATTTGAATTGAAGAATATAAAAAGTATTAAACTACAAATTGATAGACGAGGAAATCCATATACTTCTCCATATTTAAATGTCATAGTTAATGAAAAATTTAAGCAATTTGCATTAAATTTAGAAAATATTACCGAAATCATTATTCCTATATCTGAAGTGGAGCAAACATCTAAACTTGTTTTATTAGGAAGAGAATTTATACCTTCACGTACCTCTTTAAATAGTAATGATAATCGTTATTTATCTTATATAATTAATAAATGTTGGATATTGCCAAATGGAAAAATAAATTATGAAGAATACCCAATAGAAAATTTTTAAATATGAATAATGACATAGCAGTTATATCAACATTTTTTAATCCTCTAAAATATAAAAATCGATATGAAACTTATTTAAGATTTCAAGACTTTATATATGACTGCGGATTAAAAGATCATTTCTATATTTCTGAATTGTTATATGATGAAGAAGAGCCATTTATTAAACATGAAAATGTAATTAGATTTAAAGTTAAAGATATATTTTGGCATAAAGAACGGGCTTTAAATTTAACTGCAAAAATACTTCCAAAACAATATTCTAAAATTATCTGGGTTGATGCAGACGTAATTTGGTTCAGTAAGAATTGGTGGAAAAAAGTAAGTAAATTGTTGGATGAATATAATATAATTCAACCATATTCTCATTGTCAAAATTTAAATAAAAATTTTAGTTTAGATAGAAAATATAAATCACAAATTTATAGTGTAATATTTTATAATAAAAATACATCAAAACAAATGGAATATGGTGCCCCGGGTGGTTCTATGGCTTATAAGCGGGAGTTTTTTGAAAATATAGGTCTTTATGATAGATGTATAGTTGGCGGGGGAGATTATAAATCAATTTATTCTATATTTGGTTTGGAATTACCAATGCGAGATAAATCATTTGATTTTAAAATAAATGAATATGCGAATATTATCAAAAAATATATTGGAAATAAATATTATTATTTAGATGAAATAATGTATCATTTATATCATGGAAGAAAATTTGAACGACAATATTCAAAAAGGTATCAATTAATTAAAAATTTTAATTTTTATGATTTATGTGAAGAAGATGAAAATGGGTTATATAAATTTAAATCTACAGTTACAAATGAATTGAAATTGAAATTTATTAATTATTTTAAAAATCGCAACGAAGACTGGGAACCATTAATAATTCCATTGTATAAACCGTACTTGGTAGAGCACAGTAAAAATAATATATTTAAATGGATGCCTCCCGAATGTGAATATGAATTACATAATATAAAAAGTATTAAATTACAAATTTGTCGAATGGGAAATGCTCTCACTACTCCATATTTGAATGTTATATCTAATGGAAAGTTTAAACAATATTTATTGAATTTAGATAAAGATACAGAAATTGTTATTCCTATTTCTGAAAAAAAAGGAATATTCAAACTTATTCTTATAGGAAAGGGATTTATACCAGAAAAAGTTTTTATTAATAATTCGGATGTAAGAAAATTATCTTATGTAATTAACAATGTTAAAATTTTACAACATGATAAAGAAGAATTTGAAGATTATCCGGTAGATGCAATGTAAGAGTTGAAATATTAAAATGGGAGTTGACATTTGTGAAAAGTCTGATATAATGAGAGGCGAAAATTGAAATGCCAAAGAAAAATTGAAAAAAAAAATCGAAAAAGAGTTGACATTGATTAAAAGTCTGGTATAATGGTTGGCGAAAATTGAAATACCAAAGAAAATTGGTAAAAAACAAAAATTGAACACTATTTATCTGGTAGTATGAGAAATCGATTACAAAAACGGAATAGAGCCGAGGGCGATTGGACGCTCAATAGTAAGAGTGTCTCCATTTATAATCGTCCAGAAGGGAGGCTCTCGACGTGATGTAATACGATACATGCCGTCAATGAGAGCCGAACCAAAAAAGGTTCGGTTTTTTTGTTGACAAAAAACTGGATTTGTGGCAAAATGGATTTGTGGCAAAATTTGGATGGGTTTTAATGGTGCTGAGTTTTCCCGGAAAAAGCACCCGTAGAAGAGTTCCGTGAGATCGGATATAGCGGAGCGGCAAATATAGCTCCAACTCTGGTCAGTGCAGGGATGTGCTGGCTACCAACGAAGGTGAAAAAACTCAATGGGATGTAATGGAAGCGAAGCTCATAAGGATGAGCACCCGGCTTTTAACCGGGTGGCAGGTTGGGTTCGAATCCCCCCGCTTCCACCAACAGGAGGTCCGCTGGGCGGTACGAGGTCTCCAAAACCTTGTTTGACAGGTTCGATTCCTGTACCTTCTGCCAATTTGGATAGAAAAAATGAATTTATTTATACTATTTATTTATAAAGATTAGAATTTAAAGATTATAGTACTGCATTAAGTTTCGCTAAAAAAACAGCAGAAGAAATGTTAAAGGATGCGGATCTTGATATGTAATAAATACAACAATTTCTATTAAATTTTAATATATTTATATGACATGAATATATACCAATTATTAAAAGAATCAAAGCAGTTGTTGAATCAATCGGTTCAATTAAATCTTGACACTACTCAATTAATTTCGGAGGCTCTTGAATTAGAATTGCACGAGGATTTATTAGTTGTTGTTTCTAATGAAGAAGATCGAAGAAAAGCTTCTCAAGAAACTTTTCGAAATAAAAGTGCGTTATATGCGGCTGGATTCAGATGGAATTCTGGAATAAATGCTTGGGTAATTGATAAATCCGAATTTAATCGTGTAAAGCCGATTATAATGAAAATAAATCAATCGGCAAAAAATCAGCTTGCAGATAGAGCAAATGAACTTTTAGATAAAATACAAAATACATCTGATTTGCGATCACATTCTCCTGGACTTTCTCGTAAAGAAGAGTTGAGTGTAATGATTGAAAAGTTCGTTGAAGATTTAACTACTGCTATAGATGACGTTAAGGCGTCTGAAACTTTTAGAAAATATTTGGAATTTGGTCTGCGATTTCGTTCTTATAGTTGGTATAATACGATGCTTATTTGGATGCAAAGACCTAGTGCAACAAAAGTGGCTGGATTTAAACAGTGGCAAGATAAGTTTTACAGACGAGTTAAAAAAGGAGCTAAAGGAATTACTATTTTAGCACCAATGATTTCAAAGAAAAAAGAAGAACCCGACGAAGATGGAATAGATTCGACCGATTTAGATCCCGTTAAAAAAGAAAAAGAATATAAGCAAATACGATTTATGGCGGTAACTGTATTTGACATTTCTGATACTGAACCCATAGACGAGCGGGGAGAAGTTCCCGAAGAACCTAATTGGAAAGGAAGCAATGATCCCAATGAAAAGGCGGATGAAGTATATGAATGTGCTGCTGAATTGGCCGATAATATGGGAATTAAACTTGAAACGGGTGATGCAAAGGGTTCTGAAATGGGGTGGGCTAAAGGAGATCATATAAATATTACTAGCAATATTGCCGGAGTAAATCGTGCAGCAACACTCATTCATGAAATTGCTCATGAATTATTACATTTTAAGAAATCCTCCCCGTTTTATGTTGGTGATGTAGATGATGTACGATTGACCAGAGAAGTTGCTGAATTACAAGCAGAAACGGTTTCTTATATTGTAATTCGATATTATGAATTGCCCGCAGAGCATCATGCGACATATTTAGCTTTTTGGAAAGGTAATAAAGATGCTATTTCTAAAAACATAACACATATTCGTAAAGCTGCGGATTTTATTATTAAAGAAATAGATAAAATTCAAGAATATCGTAAAAAGGAAGCCGGGCCAGATTTATAATGGTGGGTATATCATAATGGTAATGTCTCCGACTGTGACTCGGATTATACGGGTTCGATTCCCGTTACTCACCCCAATTTCAATGCGCCGAAAGCTACAGTGGACCGGCACCCGGCTCTTACCCGGATATGGTTGGGTTTCAACTACCCATCGGCGCACCATTTTTATTAATAGATAAGGTGAAGACGTTCAATTAGTGTAATGGATAGCACCCCGGCCCTAATATGCCGGTAGAGCGGTTCGATTCCGCAGGACGAAGTAGTAAGTTATTTATTAAGACCCTGATAGACGGTGTGTACAGCCGGAACGACGTGAAATCCAGTAATAACAATTTTAGATGCTAACAGCAATATTCTAATCTATATTATGATAGACTCAAAAATGCATCTAGTTTCCAGCGTGTCGCCTAGCCTGGCAATGGCACTTGTTTCGGGGACAAGCATAACGTGGGTTCGAATCCCACCACGCTGACCACTTTTGGAGGCGAGGGCAAAGTAGTCGAGCCGCAACCCTGTCACGGTTGAGAATTTTAGCGGGTGCGAGTCCCGTCGTCTCCGCCAATGGCCCATTAAGTAAATGGCATACTATCCTCCTGATAAGGGGAAATCCCTGGTTCGATTCCAGGATGGGCTACCAATTTTACGCTGCGCTGGTGAAATGAATATCACACAACCCTGCGAAGGTTGAGTTCCGGGTTTGATTCCCGGGTGCAGTACCATATTCGCTCCCATAGACCAATTGGAAGAGTCAACAGACTTAAAATCTGTGTGTTGCGGGTTCGAATCCCGCTGGGAGTACCAATTTGGGCGTGTCGCATAGTGGCAATTGCAGGAGACTGTAAATCTCCCGGCCTAACGGCCTTCGTAGGTTCGAGTCCTACCATGCCCACCACTTTAATATATATTTTTATGTAAACGTTGAATATTTATATTATATGTTAATGAATGAGATTAAAGATTTAATTAAAGAAGAATTGATACAATATATCATTAAAGAATCAAAGATGGAATTGAATCATCTTAAAAATAACATTTCGAATTCGACTATAACTGGAAAATCGTGGAATAAGTTAATTGATCAATTGGGAGATGTTATTAATGAAATTAAAGATTTTAATTCTCAATATTCCAGTCCCATACATGGGCCCTTGCCCAATACTTCTACGGCTCTATTAAAAGCAAAAGAAATAATTTCTATTTTACAAGAAATAAAACCAGTTATAATTGGAATGGATTCTATTGAACGAAAAGAAAATTCAATATATTAAAATAATTTTATTCCGGGGTAGATCAATGGTGGATCGTCTGACTGTTAATCAGAAGGTTGCAGGTTCAAGTCCTGCCCTCGGAGCCAATTTTAAAACGTTATAAAAAGTTATGAAAAGTAAACTTAAAATGTTGCGATGGGTAAATTTTGTCAGTAAAGTTCTATCATTATCTTTTAAAAATAAGGAAATAATGGATTTAGATTCAAGATTGGATTCAATTGAGAATCGAGGAAAAGTCCCTTATTATGATTATTAGCATCCGTGAGGGATTTAATTCCCTCACGAGTTTTTATTAAAACCTATATATTTATTATATAAAATGATTGATTTTATATGATAAAGTTAAAACAATTACTTAGGGAATTCCAAGAAAGGAAGGAATTATACCATGCAACTACTCGGAAAGCAGCAAATGGCATTATAAATAGAGGGACTGATATAAGTTTAGCAGGAAAACATTATGGTGGTGCGGGAAGAGATCAGGGATCGGGATTTTATTTTTTTACAAATAAAGGCGATGCTATAAAACAAGCAGAAGATTTTGATGGAGAAGTTATTTTAGTATTTAATCAAAAAATTTCAGTTGAAGATTTTGATGTTGATTATGAAGTTGAGGAGAAATCTTGTAAAAAGTTTTTATTAAAACATTTGGAATTTGTTAAAAAACATGCTGAAGCATTGGGGATAAAAGAAGTTCGTCCAAAAAATCATTTTGCAGGACCAGTGCTTATATTAAGAGTACCCGATAATCCTCGGGCTATGAGGGCTATGAATTTGAGTGTAACGGGATCCATGAGTTCATATTATGCAACCATCATATCAATTATGTTTCGAACTTTGGAAAGAATAAATAAAGGATTATTTTTAAAATTTAAAAAAGAATTTTTATTTGATGCTGTGGCTATTAAATACATTGGAGAAAAACCTTTATTTCCTATTAGAGTTGAAGATCTTAAAGGTAATATTATTTTAAGACTTTAAATTTTTAGCATCCGTGGTGTAAATGGATAACACACTTGGCTTCGAACCAAGAGACGACTCGCTTGTGGGGGTTCAAATCCTCCCGGATGCACCATTCCCGTCTGGGCAGGTGGGGTCATATTGCGCTAGTCTGAAGAACTAGAGAACTCCGTTCGACTCGGAGAGACGGGACCAATTTCAAAATGTTACTTGACATTTATTTAAATCTTGGTATAATGTCTAGTAAAATTAAAGTAATATGAAGTTGACGTTGAAATTTCAAGACCAAGATTTTGAAACCTTGCGTAAATTTGATTCGGCGGTGAAACGCCAATTGGGACCCAATGTTTATGTGGGGACAGATTATTTGTGTTTTTACTTTGATTTCCCCAAGAAACTTTCGGAGAGGCTTCGGCCTCATGCGCCAAAAGGCGAATTGGAAGTAACTTTGGAATCTTCGGTTCCAGATGCAAGAAAGAATTAGATTTTGTGAGGGGTAAGTTGTCTAACCCCGAACGGTGACAACAAAGCATGTGAGACATGCTGCTATGGTGGATAAAGAAATGGACATCCTAGAGGCACCACCCCGTATAGGATATGATGGGTAGTTTTGTTCCGGAAAGGGACATATTGCGCAAACCGCATTTTCTTTCCCCATCCAGAGAAATGCGGGTATTAATTTATCTCAATGAATTGTATAAGTAATAATATTGCTTTACGGGTTGAGAAGGTTATATAAACAACACACCACAATAACGGGTTCGAAACCGGACGATAATGTGTTGGGTGAGAGCATGGAATCTTACTTATAATCCCAATTTCCATGAATTGAGAAGCAATTGCTTATCTCAACCCTTTCAGCGTGTCGCCTAGCCCGGCATGGCACTTGCATGGGGTGCAAGAATAACGTGGGTTCGAATCCCACCACGCTGACCAATCTCAACAACTATTAAATAGTGCCAATTGAAGCGACACGAAGTAGAAAGGAAAAGTTGATAGTTGGAAGTTATATTGGCAAAGCCTGAAAGGTGTCATTCTACGTTCTTTGTCAATATAATTGGCACCGTGGCCCAACAGGAAGAGGCGGCTGACTTAGGATCAGTAGGTTGGGGGTTCGAATCCCTCCGGTGCTACCACTTTATAAATACTCAAATGAAAGATTAAAAATGATAACTAAAGTTATAGCTGATGTATTAAAATACCCATGTAATGCAATATGCCATCAGGCAAATTGTTTTCATACAATGGGTTCGGGGGTAGCCCTTCAAATTAAGAAAAAATATCCCGAGGCTTATGAAGCCGATATTAAACATGGAAAAAAGGGAGATCGATTAAGATTAGGAAGTATGTCGGTAGCCCAAGCTAAAGATGGAAAATATATTTATAATGTATATGGCCAATATGAATATGGAACCCATAAAAGACAAACTAATTATGAAGCTTTATATACTGGATTAGAATTAGTTAAATCTCATGCTTTGGATCACGATATAAAAGATTTAGCCGTACCTTATTATATGAGCAGTGCTTTGGCCGGAGGAAATTGGATAATAGTAGAATCAATGTTTCGTGCTTTATTTGAATATTCTACTATTAACATAATAGTTTGTGAATATAGACCTATGCATTATTGGTCTGCTGATGAAATGAAGAAAAATTAAATAACGGCCCTATCGTCTAATAGAAGGATATATGCCTTTCAAGCATAAGATCGTGAGTGCGATACTCCGTAGGGCTGCCACTTTATGCGAAAATGGATTAAACAAAAACAAGGTACAAAAAATTGTGGGGCGATAGCTATTGCCGTTATTGCGAAGGTTTCCTTGAAAAAAGCCATTGAAGCGTGCGGTACAGAAGGGCCAATGAATACTAAAGATTTAGTTAGAGGTATTCGTAAATTGGGTTATACTTGTCCGGATCATTGTAAAAGAAAACGTCCAGAATTAGGAATTGGTCATCTTACATATACTGCTAATAAGAAAAATCGAAGACATTGGGTAGCTATTGATGGAAACAAAATATATGATGGGTTTCATGGAAAACCTGATGGTACTGTAGATTGGAATAAAGAATGGAAATTAACTTCGTATTTACCTGTGAAAAAAATTTAAGGGCGGCTGGTGAAATCGAAAATCATGCAAGTCTTCTAAACTTGAGTTCCCGGTTTGAATCCGGGGCTGCCTGCCATATATAATAAAATTAATTTTAATATGAACAAATTTCCATTATTAGATTTAGAAATAAGAAAATTTTTAGAAAATGTCATTGAAAAAGGACCCAGGCCCTTTAATATATTTGAATATGGTTCGGGAGGTTCTACGATTTGGTATGGTAAAAAAATATAGGCAAAATTATATCGTTGGAACATGATATAGAATGGTATAATGAAGTAAAAAAAGAAATTATAAATCTTCCAGTAGAATTATATTATCGTCCACCAATTAAATCTAAAATTATAACTCATAGTTCTGTACTTCCAAATAATGATTTTAGTTCATATATTAATTTTATATCGGAACTTGATAAAAAATATAATTTGATAATTGTAGATGGTCGGGCGAGGGTTTTATGTTTTCAAAAGTCATTAAAATATGTAAATTTGGGAGGACATATTATATTGCATGATTCTGAACGAGAAGAATATAGTATATGTTGGAAAATGGCTACAAGAAATAGATTTAAAATTTGGGAAATTTTAGAAAAAAGAAATACGTTGATTTGTCAAAAGTATTAATATGCTCTCATAGCTTAAATGGAAAAGTGCCACGGTCCTAACGTGGAAGATATAGGTTCAAGTCCTATTGAGAGTACCATTCCCGTTTAGTGTAACGGTAGCATAACAGGCTTTGAACCTGTCGGTCCACGTTCGAATCGTGGAGCGGGAGCCATTTTAAAATAAATAATATTTTATATATGACATAATATATATAAAAGAAGACCAAGTGGTTTTCGATATTTACGCCTTGAGTGAGGGTAAATATTTTAATTGACTAAATGTAATTAAAAAAGAAAGGAAATATATGTTACCAGTAAAATTTAGATTATTTGACTCTCCATTTGTTGATCGAGATGAATTTCTCACTCCATTTTCAACTATGTTTGATACCTTATATAATGACATGTTTAAAGACTTTAATAAGGATTTTTTTGAAAAGGGTACTTATCCAAAAGTTGATGTGCGGGATGAATCGGATTGTATAATTATAGAAGCCGAGGTTCCTGGATTAACAAAAGATCAAATTAAAGTGGAAATAGATGGAACATCTCTACGTATTAAAGGTGAAAAAAAGAAAGTTGATGAAACAAAATCCAAAACGTATTTACATAAAGAATTAAAACATTCTGCGTTTTGTCGTTCTTTTACAATTGGAAAGAATATCAAAATGGAAGATATTTCTTCCAAATTTGAAAATGGAGTTCTCGAAATTGTTTTGCCAAAAATTAAACCGGAAGGAAAGCCGAAAACGGTAAGACAAATTGAAATTAAGTAATACTTGACAAATCTTCAAGTATCTGCTACACTGTGGCCGATACTTGATTGGTGGGTTGGCAGAGCGGACGAATGCATCCGACTTGAAATCGGAAGTGGGCAACACCACCGGAGGTTCGAATCCTTCACCCACCGCCAATGCAAGATTAGCTCAGTGGAAGAGCACCTCGCTTACACCGAGGGGGTCGAAGGTTCAAATCCTTCATCTTGCACCATTTTTGGAGGGGTGCTAGAGTGGTAATAGGCCGGACTGCTAATCCGGTGCCCCGGTTAAACGGGCGGGAGTTCGATCCTCCCCCCCTCCGCCATATGTAACATATAACTATGATAAACTGCCCAAGATGTGGTAAGAAGAAATATGGGTATCATACCTTAGATTATTCTATGCGCCGGGCAGGTTGTTATGCGTGTGGATATGGATTTGAACATGACAAATCTCAACATTTTGAGTGCCAAGGGAAAACTCAATATGCATCAAAAAATAAAGCGATGACCGAAATTCATCGCATAATTGAAGATTCATGTGGGGGAGAAGGAAAAGAACTACGGCCATATAAATGTAAATATTGTAATTATTGGCACTTAACTTCTAAAAAAATATGATTATAAAAATACTTGTTTATATATTGCTCGGATTAATTTGGTCTTTACTTTTTTCAGTAATAGATCCCAAAAGATATATGCATATAATGGAATCAAGATTATATTTAATTTTAAATATTTTAATATGGCCATTAAGTATAATACTTCTTTTAATTATTTATTTTAATGAAATGGGAAATTAGGCTAGTGGTAAACTGCAAGAATGACACTCTTGATTCAATGGTTCGATTCCATTATTTCCCACCAAGTTTGGAAAAATTAAATACTATTTATCTTTGGTGCGGGAAGAAAACCCGCCTGCTTTAGCGGGTGGGATGAATGCCCGTTAATATAATAATGATTTTGGAATGATTCCAAAATATGTATATTTTGACTTTCCAGTTCAATAAGAACTGGGGAACGGCGGGAACCGCCGTCTAAGCCAACTGCCTTGACGTAAGACAAATTCCTAGCGGAATTTGCAGTTGATTGGGTTGGAAACCCATTCGCTTTAGCGGATGGGTAGTTCATGAAATGTTATGAGCAAATTAAATGGATTTCGAAAAAAATTAAAATTAGATCGGGTATTGATTGCCGAGCAGGTTGCGCATGAAAAAACAATTAAAGAGGGAAAAAGTATAATAAAGGAATGTTGTGAAAAAGACGCCGAATTCGCTCGAAAAATTTCTGAAATTACTGGAGAAAATTGCACGGAAGAAACCAAAAACCCGAATCTCCAAGCCTCGTTCACGGAACAAAATGAAGAATCTCAGTCCAAAGAAAAAGAAACCTAATAAGAAGTCAGGGTGTAGCACAGCCCGGTAGTGCGCTTGCCTTGGGCGCAAGAGGTCGGGAGTTCGAATCTCCCCACCCTGACCATTAAATTATGAATAGAGAAGAAAAATTAAAAAAAATTATTGATCAATTAAAAGAAGATGGAATAAATATTGAACCTTCTTTAAAAATTGAAGAAGTGAATATTGAAAAACCAATAAAAATAGACGTAAATATTAATGCGTTATGTATTTCTTTTGTAGTTATTAGTGGTTATATGGAAGAATTAAAAAAATCTGGAATTATAGATGAACAATTTACTACAATTCATGATTCTGGCAAAAAAATTATTTCGGTGAGTGAAAAATTTAATTGGACTCCTACCGATGAAGAAATTAAAGCTTTTATTTTAGGAGTTTTGGAAGAAAGTGTACCCGAAAAACAAATTTTTTATTTATGTACTCTTAAACAATATAGAGATGATAAAGAAGGATTATTAAAAAAGTTTAAAAAAGAAGAGATTCGAGAAATAGAAAATACTGATAAACAATGCTGCTGTGGTGGAATGGCAGACACGCAAGTTTGAGGTACTTGTGCTTTTAAGAGCTTGGAGGTTCGAGTCCTCTCAGCAGCACCAATAAAAAGGATATTATGATAAAAATAATTACTTCAATGTTAGAAGATAATAGTGGAGGTATTTCTACTATTAGAGTATGTTTATTGTTGTGGTTAATAATTCTGGGGTTTAATATGACTTATGGAACTATTACCGAAAAACCATTCCCTATTACAGGAGAATTAGTTGCTTTAACATCATGTGTATTTGGAGCAAAAGCAATTCAAAGATTTGGTGAGAAAGGTGAAGAAGAAGCGGCGATTGCGTCAAATAATTTAAATACGGGGGACGTTAGAATATCGCAACTTCCTCTAACTGTGAGTGTGCAAGGATCGGTTCCAGTGAGTGGAATGGTGCCAATTTCGGCCAATCCTTCGGTGCCAACTGTAATTCCAATGACTCCAGTTGTACCTGAGCCGCAACCAGTTCCAAATCCTCGGGAACCCGAGCCGTGGGGTCCCGGACAAGTAGCTGCGCCTTAAACTTGACATTTAAAACTAATGTGATATAATTTTACATGATCTTTGAAAATTATTTAGGCGACTTAGACGCTGAATATGGTTAAGCCCATATTTAGAGGAAGTTCGATACTACCAAACCTAATGTGGGAGAAAATATTTCATTGACCACAGAAGTAGCAATCCTAAATGTCCGAGGGTGTCGGTTTCCCATTGACGACTGGTTGGAGCAGCAACTATTAGCACGTTGCCACAATTTTTATTGTGAGATAAATGTCTAAGATAATACAGAATATCGGCTATTTGCCTAAAGAATTTCGGATAGACGCCCATAAGGTAGGTGCCGAAAGGGCTGCGTAGGTGACGCTAAAACAACAATGTCGTTTCGTTGTTCACCGTCTATCCGTCAATTTAATAGATGGGGTTATCGTTCAATTTAGTAGGATAGGAAATTCGCAATTTTCAGATCTGTGTGCAATTCACAGTAACTCCACCATTTTCAAAATAACTGCACTCTTTTTCGTTCGTCTCCACTATTTATTGTTGTATGAAAATGACAACAATAGTTTGTGCTAATTGTAAAAAAAAGTGTGAAAAACCAACAAAGGAAATAACTCGTCAACGTAAACAAGGACGATTAAAATTTTATTGTTCATTATCATGTTCGTCGTCGAATACACAAATTACAACACACAAAATAATATCAAAATGTTTATGGTGTAAAAATGATTTTTATACTACAACGCATAAAAATCATCGAAAATGCTGTAGTAAACTTTGTGCTTATAAATATTCAAGATCATTTGTTAATCCGCAAAAAATTTCAACGTCATTAAAAGAATACAATAAACTTCATCCCCGCCATAAAATATATCCTATAGAAAAAACTTTTATATGTACAATATGTAAATTATCATTTATAAAAACTATAAGATCACAATTTGAAACATATAAAACATGTGGAGATACATGTTATAGAAAACTTGTAAGTCAATGGACTCGTAATAATCCTAATTGTGGGGGGAAACTTGGATATAGAAGATTTTTATATAAAGGATATAAAATGGATTCCCGGTGGGAAGTTGAACTGGCAAAATGGATGGACAATCGGAAAATAAAATGGAATAGAAATAAAAAGCGATATATGTTTTGGTGGATTGATGAAAATGGAGATAGACGAAAATATTTTCCCGATTTTTATCTTCCTGATTATAAAGTGTATCTTGATCCAAAAAATGCATATTATTTAAAACGAGATCTTCCAAAATTACAATATGTAATAAACACGTACAATATTATATTATTTTATGGAAATGTTGAAGATATAAAAAATTCTATTGACAAACTATGGAAAAATGTTATAATTAAGGATGTAAATTAAATAAAATTAAATTATGGAAAATATAGGACTTTCAGAAAAAATAATATCATTATTAAATAAAACATTGGGAATGCAAAGTTTGGCCCAAATAATACATATCTGTCATTATGTGCTTGAAACAGAACCTCTCGGAGGAGTTATAGTTGAATTTGGATGTTATGCCGGAGACACCGCAAAAGTCATTACAGAATTAACAAATCGACCTGTACATGTATATGATAGTTTTCAAGGACTTCCCGATCACAATGGATATATGCAAATGCCAAAGAAAATTTTAATAGAAAATTTTAAATATGATCGGGTAAAATTGCCACATATACATGAAGGATGGTTTAATGAATTAAAACCCGAAGAAGTACCGGATCAAATATCATTTGCTCATTTGGATGGAGATTTATATGAAAGTATAAAAGATTCTCTTTTTCTTGTATATGACAAAATGATTAAAGATGGAATTATTTTAATAGACGATTATGACCATCCTAGATTTCCAGGCGTACGTAAAGCAGTTAATGAATTCATGATAAATAAACCTGAAGAAATTAGATTTCTCAATGAAATTCCACATGAAGTAATAGCAATTGGATCTAAAGCTTATATTAAAAAATTATAGTTAATATATTTTACGGTTATATATGAAAATTAGGATTTATTCCTTATTGATTTTTTTGGTTTCATTTAATATTCTGTCGCAAACTCGGACAGTTACTACTACAAATTTATATTCCATACGATTTATTAATAATGAACAATATACAAATATAATGTGCATTTGTAATTTCGGAGAAGTAATTAAAATCAATGAGTTTTTTCAGGGCGGAGATATTGGGGCACATCAAACCACTAAACATTGGATGGAAAATCGAACAATTATTACATTTGATTTAGATAATATACCGCTTGCAATTTCAAATAAAATGATTTCTAAAGCAACTTTAATTTTGGCATTGCAAAATCAACAAAACGGATTGCCAGGATCAAAAATAGATATACATATTTTTCATGATAAAAATTTAATAACTACAAATTATTGGGCCGAGGGAATATATTATTCAAGTTTTTTTGATGTGCCTAATGTACAGGAAATTGATATAACGGGAGCAGTAAAGTCGGCAAAACAAAACAATAATTCAATTTTAGGATTGCGAATGTCAACCGAATTGTATAATTTTAGTTGTATATTTATTAATCCATATTGGAAGACTAATAAAATTTCAATGGTATTAGATTATTCTCCTGCTAATATTCCTCAAAAACCTAAATATTTAAAATCAATTTAAGAATTTGCTTGACATTTTTTGAATTTCCATTATACTTATAGTCGTATAATAAATGATCTTTATTGCGGGGGAGTGTGATGGTGCACGACAGTTTCATAAGCTGTAGGACCAGTTCGATTCTGGCGACCGCAACCAATTTCATCTGGAAGTGATGGCAGAAAAATGTCTGACTCAATGTAGGCATCTCGTCATTTTTAATGGGGCCGTAGTATAACGGTAGTACGGGACATTTGCAATGTTCAGGTAGGTGTTCGACTCACCCCGGCTCCACCATTCTTCAAGTATTCCAATTCATTTCTGTTTCTCTCCACTATTTATTGGTGTGAAAACCATACCAATAACTTGTCGGAAATGCAATGCTTCATTCAAGATTAAATCTTCGGAATATAATCGGCAACTTCGAAACGGAAGAGATTATTTTTTCTGTTCTTTATCTTGTGCCCAATCTTATAATAAAACCACTACGTTTAGGATAGTATCTACATGTGTATGGTGTAAACGAGATTTTGAAACATCTACTCATAAAAAAGCAAGACGATGTTGCTCGTTAGATTGTGCTCATAAATATTCTCAATCGAAAGTTGATCCTGAAACTCATAGACTTTCTTTACAACGAAAAAAACATTTTCCAAAAGAAAAACAATTTATTTGTGTAATTTGTCACAGAGCGTTTATAAAAACTGTACTTTCCGATTCTAAACATTTTCAAGTATGTTCTCCGATATGCTGCAATGAACTACTTCGACAAAAAGCCATATCCAACCCAAATTGCGGCGGCGAAACCGGATATCGACACTACAAGTATCGGGACGTGTGGATGGATTCGGCATGGGAAGTAAATTTGGCAAAATGGATGGATGATAATGGAATTTATTGGGAGCGCAGTAGAAAGCGTCATATGTTTTGGTGGACGGATGATGACGGTCAAAAACGACGATATTATCCAGATTTCTATCTACCGGATTATGATGTCTATCTTGACCCCAAAAACAAATACCGAATGAAAATGGACGAATACAAATTGACAAAAGTTGTAAATGAAAATGGAATTCATCTCATTTGGGGAGAAATAGAGAATGTGAAAAAAGAAATTGACACTTTGCGTAGAATGTGATATATGTATGGGAGTAATGACACTCCGAGGGCACTTCCCTTGAGTTCATTGGGGTTATCGTATAATGGTAGTACATGTGAATGGCATTCACAAAGTTGGGGTTCGACTCCCCATAACTCCACCAGTTAATATGAAAATTAAAATTGTAACTTTAAGTGATAAAAATCGTAAAGAAATAAGTGATGTTACATTTCCAACGTTAGAAAAATTTTCTATTAATACTGGGATTGAATTAACACGACATACATCTCTTATAGATCCATCAATACATGCAAAATGGAATAAATTTTTATCTTTGAAATTGGAAATAGAAAAATATGACTGGATAATATGGATGGATTCAGATATATCAATTATAAATAAAAATTTTGATTTAAAAAATTATTTATCTACATTTGATAAAAGGACAAACTTTTTAATTTCAATGGATTGTAATGGGCCATGTACAGGGTGTTTTGCATTGAGAAATTGTGAATGGTCTTATAATTTTATAAATACTGTTCTATTTTTAAAAAATACATGTGATATTAAAGAAGTGCCCCAAAATCGCACCGAATCTGATCAGGGATGTGTTCGGGTGTTAATAAAAAACTTTTCGAATATATCAAATTATGTGGAATATATACCAGAACATTTAATTCAAAATCCAAGAAGTGTATTTAATCCTGATGCATTTGCGATGCATTTTTGGTATGAATTAAGAGATAGAAATAGAATTATAGATTGTGCAACAGATATTGATAATGGTATATGGACGGAAGAACAATTAAAAAGTAAACAAAAAAATACAATTGTTGTAATGTAATAAATTCTCAATATATTTATCATCGGAATCATGATATGATTTAAGAAATAAAATTTCTTTGACATAGCAGATAGACCGATGATTAAATACCCCATAGTGTGTGACACATGGGAATAAGCGTGGAAAAGAAGTAAATATTTAAATATATTGAAGACCATGACAGGTTTCTCGGCCTAAAGCGAAGATAGCGATGACTGCGAAAAGGTCTAGGTATTAACTATCATAAGTTACTATGTCAAAGATCGGTGGGGTGGCTGAGTTGGTTTAAGGCACTTGTTTGGAAGACAAGCGTGCCCAAAAGCACCGTGGGTTCGAATCCCACCCCCACCGCCAATTTAGAAAGTATATATTATTATGAAAGCAAAACGTTTAGGTGATTTACAGCGAGTTATTAATCAAAATCCGCATTGGGCGGCGTTGAAAGAATATAATCATATTCGAGTGCAATTTCCTAATGGAAAAGAAAAACATTTATTATTTACGGATAAAGAAATTCAACGGGCTATAGACCGAGCCAATAAGAATCCGGAAGATCTGCCCAAAGTATCATGGGTCAGAGATTTCTTTGATTGATAAACAGGATGGTTAACCGGGCGGGGACCCGGGGCCGACTCGAAATCGGCACGCACCTCAGAGTGTGGGGATCGAGACCTCAGCCATCCGCCATTTTCAATGAAAAAACAGTTAATATTTATATTTATATTTTTCTTTGTATTGATTGCAAAAACTGAAAATGTACGGTTTAATGTACAATATGAAGGAAATACTAACGAAACTGCCGGATTTGCCATTTATTATGGCCCGGCATCTCGCCAATATACCAATCATCAAATAGTAAAAAATTCTACTAATATCACTATCACGAATCTACCATCCAATTCTTCGTTTTATTTATCTGGACGATCTATCAGGTTTGACGGATTGGAGTCGGATTTAGGAAACGAATTATTTATAACAACCACACCTATTATAACCAATCAATTACCAAGTGCAGTGAAAGATTTTCGGCTTTCTCACGTTTATATGAATATTTATTAATATGAAAAAATTTATTGCATCAATTTTACTTTTGGGTAGCTTATTTATTGCCATACCTCAAACGGTATCGTACGACGCCCTGTTTACATGGACTCAAAATCCACCGGAAGAATTAGTAATGGGATATAGAATTGAATATATTAAATCTCCAGTAGTAACAAACTGGACATATTTAACATATGTTAATTCGGCTACAAATGCAGTAACAATTAAAGGATTGCAACCGGGGTTTTTATATCAATTTAGAGCATTTGCTGTAAATGCCGTTGGAATAGGAACAAATGAATCAAATATTATTCTTTTGCCAGAATCCATTCCTTCGGCAGTTAGCAATTTTGTAAATGCTCCGAAATAATTCTTGACATCCCCAAAGACGTATGTTAAAATTGTATCCGTAACATGATATAAAATTAATAAGTTATGAATGCAGAAATAGGAATTTGGTTTTTAGTCGTTGGATTATTCTTCCCTCGAATTGCATTGTTTTTTTGGTGGTGGGCTGGAAATTTACCCGCTAATACCACGCCCTTTGCATTTGATGTAATTAGTGCAATTATATTACCTCGGTTCCTTATTCTCATGTATATTTTCGAGAATCAAGGATATTCGGAATGGTTTTTTATTCATTTCATATTTCTAATTCTATCTATATGGACATCAATGAGTGCTAATAGATTATATGGAAAACATGGAAGGGATTAAATCTTTAAAAATTACAAAGTAAATATGGAAGATTCTATATTTGTAAAATGCACTTGTCATTGTAGTGTTGCCGAATTTAAATATGTAAAAGAAGAGGACGCCCTAGAAATTTCTATATGGGCTTCTCATCCGGGAAAAATTCTTTCTCATGAAGAACGAGTTCGATGGTGTAATCATATAATGGAAACTGGCGATCCCTGGGCAGATTATGCCATCGTAAATAAAGAAGATGCCAAGCGGATTGCCGAGTATATAGAAAAACATATAACCTCATCATAATATGGGAAAAAAACGAAAAAAGTCCAACGTAAAAGAAATGGAAATTATGGAAGATCTTCAACCAGAAATTACTGTTGAAGAAGGAACGAAAAAAGATGTAAAATATGTTGTGGTAAGAGAGGGGCATAGAGTATCAGATAAAGAATATGATTCGGCAACGGACCCTGTATGTATAGAAGAAGTAAATTTTTGGACTAAAGTTGCTAAAAATCATTCATATGGTGAAAAGGTGGAAGTAGTACCATATGATTCAAAAAAGCATAGAGTTTGGTAATTTAAGGAGGATTCGTATAGTAAGGTGATGAAATAATACTATATGAGAGAATGGGCGTCATTTATTGACGCCCATTTTTTTTGTGCACAATACTTATAAGTATAGGTATGTTAATTTATGCTTTATTTATAGATTTTTTCTTGATATTTATGAATATGGTCAAGAAAAGGAAACGGGCTTCTTTAAAACTAGAAAACGAAAGATATATTGTTCCTTCATCAAATGAAGAAATGAAAACTTTCGTGGGTAAATTTAAAATAGATATGATGGAACATGTAGTTTCATCAATTAAATTTGCTGTCGAAAACAAACTCCCTATAGTCGAAGTATTTCAATTTAAAAATTCTCCCTTTGTCGTTACAATTACCGAAAAAGAATTTGATGTTAATTTACGACATATAATAAGTTATTATCGGGAGAACGAAATTTATGAGTTATGTCCACGCATAGAACAATTACGTGAAATTATCAAACAAAAAACGAATGAAAAAGAAAGTCCAGAAAATAACGAAGGATTTAATAATTCACCCCAATGAAATTAAAACTGATCATAGTCCCATTATTCCACAGAGAAATAAATTAAAAGCCACATTAAAAATTTTTCAAAGAGAACTAACTGAAACTCAAAAAAAATTTTTAAAATTGGCCGAAGATAAATCTACAAAAATTATATTTGTTTCCGGTCCTGCGGGAACGAGTAAAACTTATCTTTCGGTATTACATGCTCTTAAAATGATCAACGAAAAAAAAGTAAGTGATTTAATTTATATAAGAAGTGCCGTAGAAAGTGCTGATTCTAAATTAGGATTTTTACCTGGAGAAGCCAATGAAAAATTGGCACCATATATTCAACCTCTTTTAGATAAATTGTCGGAGTTATTGCCCAAAGAAGATATAGACTTATTATTAAAGGAAGAACGGGTATCCGGAGTACCTGTAGGATTTTTAAGAGGATTAAATTGGAACGCTAAAGTTATAATCGGGGATGAAGCTCAAAATATGTCTTACAAAGAACTTTTTACACTTATTACACGAATTGGGGAATTTTCAAAAGTATTTATATTAGGAGATCCAGAGCAAAGTGATATTAACGGAAAAACGGGATTTATGAAGATGTTAAGTCATTTTGATGACGAAGAAAGCCGTCAAAATGGAATACATGTATTTCGTTTTACCGAAGAAGATATTGTTAGAAGCGGATTAGTACAATTTATAATAAAAAAAGTACGTAGCGAAATAATTAAAATAAATCAAATAAACAATAAAATAAAACGGCTCTGAGATTCTATATATATAGGATATTATGGCAAATAAACGCATTTCACAATTAGCAGAAATCCATGCGGAAGATTTAAGCAAGGATGATCTATTGTTATTATCCGATGTTTCGGAACATGAATCTAAAAAGTTAAAATTAACAGATTTGGGGTCATTCTTATTAGATGAAGTTAATACAGGTTCTTTATATGGAACCGCAAGTTGGGCACACATGGCAGTATATGCTTTAGGAGCGCCCATTCCAAAAAAAGTTGATTCTTCTTCTATTTCTGATTATTCATTGTATTCAAAAAATGCAAAAAATGCTGAAACGGCCAGTTCATCATCTTATGCATTAAGTAGCTCTTATTCAATAACATCTTCTTATGCTTTAGTAGCCGAAACGTATTTAGCATTTTCGGCAGCATTTGCCGATTATGCGAAAACTGCATCGTATCTAAGATACACTGGAATACCTAATGGAACGGCTTCATACGCTTTTACGGCGTCATTAACAAAAGGAACTTCTTCTTATGCATTTACTTCATCTTTTTCAGAATCTTCTTCATATTCGGAGTCTTCTTCATATTCTGATTATTCGACATATGCAACATATGCCGATAATTTTACAGGAGAACTTCCTACTCCAACAGAAGCATTGAGGGCATTATTGGCAGACAATGCTACGGAAGCTGATCATGCGCAAGAATCCGAAACGGCATCTTATTTAAAATATCAAGGAATACCTAATGGAACAGCTTCATATGCTATGGCTGTTAAACAAAATTATGATATTTTATATAATCATGGAATATATTTAGCACATACACATTCTAAAGGTAGAACTCAATTAGATAAAGTTTCTATTTCTTCTCCTCGTGGAATGGGAGTAAGAACGGGATTTGATACTGCTGGTACAGTTATTATTCCTTGTTCTTCATCGAATTATTTTACATGTTCCATTGAATTACTGGCAACAAACAAGTGGAGTGGCGTGACGACGGAATTAGATTCGTCTCCTCTTGAAGCTTCATTATGGATTAATGAGGATACAGGAACAATTAGTGTGCCGTTTAAATTAATGGGAGAAATGATGGCAACTGGAAGTTTAATGGTATATGTAACTACATCGAACGGTGCTATTATACATCCAGATCGCATAGGAAGATTTAATATTTATAGCAATTCTCCTGAAATCCAAGTGGAACCAGATGTGGAAATGAGTTTACAGGTTCTTAATCAAAGTGAATCTCCTATTCAATTTTTATATGAATCTAATGGATCATGGGTTACTGGGTATGATTATCAATGTTATAATGTTAGAGAAACAGTGACGAAAATAAATTTAAATAATTTATTTGTTTCAAAGGTAAAATATGCTTGGTTAATGCCAAATTTAATAGAATTTAGCGCAGAAAACGATCTGTATTTAACTGATGTAGGAGGAATGCCCCAATCTTTAATTTCGATGTCTATTATAAATAGTAAAATAGATGAATTGGCTCCTTTTCCAAAAACATTAGAATATTTTAAGTGTAATAATAATACATTTTTAAATTCTATTCCGGCTTTACCAGAAACTATAATTTATATGAATATTGCAAATTGTAATATTTCTAAATTTAATATTGAAAGCATTCTTTATCAATTAATTGAAGCGGGGTTGAACAATGGATATGTTAATGTAATTGGTAATACCAATACTTATACTGCGCAAACTGATACGTATATTTCAACTTTACAAGGCCGAGGATGGACTTGCATAACTTAATGTTTTGACTTATGGATGATAGAATTAAAATTAGTGAATTAAACGAATTTCCAATAAATGAAGATCCATTGCAAGGAGAAGATTTTCTTCCAATGGTTAATAGTAGTTCAATGACGACTTATCGTATTGGTGTTGAAGAACTTGGCGAAGCTATTACTGCAATGAATCCTCCACCTACTGAAGCATTATGGGCAGATCATGCTGAAAGCGCATCATTTGCTTCTCAATCTTTAACTGCTTCTTTAGCGGATTATGCCAAAGTAGCCGGAAATGTAAATACGACAGGAAGCATACATTATTATACGAAATGGACAAAACATAAAGAACCCGGTCCTAATGGTTGTTTAAGTGTAGATAGTGGATTATACCATTCACATAGTTATGAAGGAACTCCATCTAATGAACCTCCGGTTGAATTTAAAAGACCGGGAAGTTCAATTGTAATAGTTGGTTCATTTAATCCAAATGATGTTTCGAATACTAAGCGAGAAGATTTCAAATCTTACGGCTATTGGAATTATCGGCAAAATTTTCCTAAAGGTGTTCCAAGAGGTACAGCACGTGGACTTTTTACTGAGCATCCTATTGTATCTCCTTGGGGGGCACTTACTGATCAATCAACATGGATATTTGTAACGGGAAGTTATCCATTAGTAGATCCTGAAACTAACAAGGTATCTGTCGAAGATGAGTGGTTATTAGAACGCCCAGATTGTCAAACTTATTATTGGTCGGGAAGTTCCGATACGGAAAATGTTATTGGATCGGGCATGTATGAAATAGGAAGAGAACCCAATGCTATTGCTAATGCATTTAATGGAAAATGGGTTAGAATAGCAGCAATAAGCAATCGTGAACCAGTGGTTTCGGATCATTCGGCGTATGGTGAAGCTTATACTCCTTGGGGAGGGTTTTTCGGAAGAGTTCGAATAGAACTGACTACAGGTAATACAGGAACTAATATTTCTCATGTAGTTGACATGGATATACATAGTGGACCGCATTCGGGAGGGGATTCTGTTCGAGTATTACATTCGAGTATATACAATGGAATGCTTATTCGCAAATTGAGACTTTCAAGATGGACTAATATTTTAGATGTACCTCCGAGTGAATATACATATACTGATCCTGCTAAGTCTTTAGATATTTTCGTAGATAATTTAGATGAGCGTGATAATTATTTACGGATAACTCTTCAATCGTGGGGTGGCGTTCGTTTTCTTAGACAACCAAATATAGGTCCTCCACCATTATATGATACTGGAAGTGCTAATCTTAATCCTCCTCCTAACATGTGTTCGTATTTGATATTCCCAGCTAATCCTGGATACTATTCTACGCTGGGAGATAAACAGGGAGACGCTCGGCAAGGAATGGGGGCACAACCATATATGTTTCTTGGGAAAAAAATAATAATGGATCCTAATAGAAACTTAATTACTGAAAGTGGTTGGAAAAATGACGAACCTATTGAGACATATAAACCATATTCTTTGTGGGTAAGTGGAACTATTTCTACACATAAATATTATGCCGAAGACGATGAGGGAAAAAGTGGACAAATGTTAACATATGATCCAATACAATCTCAGTGGAGATTGTGGACTGCTAAGGGAGGAATTTTAATTAATTCGGCATCATCGGTAGATTCTCCAATGGAATTAACGCCGAAAGATACTGTGGCCGTTGGTACTATTATGGCTTATGCCGGAACGACGGCACCTTTGAATTGGTTAGAATGCGATGGCCAAGTTTTAGAAACTAAAAGTTATTATGATTTATATGACGCAATTAAAGTACCCCCCGGAAGAAATTCAAATGCATGGTATGGTTATCTTTGTGATAAGAATGGAAATAGAACTTTAAGTGGAAAATATTTTAAACTTCCTGATTTAAGAGGATTCTTTTTGCGAGGATTAAATACTACAACAGTAGGAGATATTTATCGAGATGAAAATAGACCATTTGCATCCGGGCAATCTGCTAGTTTAGGAAATCATTATCATGGTGTTGGAAATTTTGTCGACGGAACGGGTAATACCAATGATTTTTATTTAATTTCACGTTCATGGGTTTCTACTACTAACGTATATACGGGAAGATATGTACCTATAAAAAGTAATACGTGGGGGGGAAGACAATTGCAGCAAGGAACGAGTATCGGTGGAAACTATGATTATAAATCTTGGCCCATAGCAACAGCACATCCTGAAGCATTTAACGGGCAATTATATCCTAGAAATGTGGCAATGATGTATATCATTAAATATAGTTCCGCCGTTGATTACGCTAATGCAAATACCCCATTACAGGGAGATGTTGGAGGAACAATAAATTCTAGTGTAGTAACTAAATTGCGTGGAAAATCTATTTCGACAACTGCTCCGACGGATGATCAGGTTTTAATGTATAATGCGGGAAGTGCTCAATGGGAACCTAAAAATCTTCCAAATATAGGAGCCGCAGTAGGAAATGGGAAATCATATATTGTAGCAAATCCTGGAGGTGCATTTGTTTCTCACGATGGAACGTATTTATATGTATTTACACATGATGAACTTCGAAAGAAAACTAATTTAACGAGAATTCATATGGTAACAAATGAAGTTAAATTTATAACTTCATTAGATTTAGATACTAATATATTAAGTCGAGATATAGGATGTAAATTGTATAAAGTAACTTATGATAATACTAATCCATATAAAGTTTTATATACAAGATATGATGGATTTTATCAACTTAATTTACATGATCATTCAATAGAGAAAATACATGATCTTGAAGATTTAAGTCGACAACTTCCGTGTTCTCATAGTGTTGATGGAAGCAACAAGATTGATAGAACATGGTTCTTGAATTTAACGTATGGGGTTGCAACCGATGTTGGTACTTTTCCACGCACAAAATATACTTCTATTTATTATTCGGCAGGAGCATGGATAAAAAATGAGAATGTTCCCTCAATAGATTTTGCGAAATTTACCAACAATGACGATAATATTGAATTTAAACAATTTTATAATTCATTTCCCGAATTAGAACCAGATGATGATGATGGAAGTCGTTCTTATGTTTTTGGGTTTGATTATAATATTATTACTCATAAATATTATTTAATTGATAATACCTATGGATATTTACACATTTTCAATAATTCAAAAGATAACTTCGTAGAAGGATGGGTAAATGATAAATTTACTTATGAAAAGACCTTAGCCATTCCAAATGTTGGAAGTGGGGATTGGTCAACAGATAGAAAAGAAGAAAAATATGTTATAGATATAAACCCCGATACAGGAGATGAACGAGGAATTATCTATTATCGTTCAGCCAATACGGGATCTCATGGAGTAGTTGGTTATGTAAATTGGCCGGGGACATAATTATATTTATAAATTATATGAAAGATCAAATTATTGACCGAATTATTCGGTTTGACAAATTATTAGGTATAACTGCTCTTAGCATTGCTTTTGCGGCAGCATTTTTTTCTGTATATGGTATTGCTACACTTTTTGCGGGCGCATTTACTTTTGCTGCATTCATGGCTTCAACTTTAGAAGTTGGAAAAATAGTATCAGTAATATTTTTGTACCGTTATTGGAAAAAAACACAGGGATTTCTTAAAACATATCTCGGAATTGCTGTTTTTGTATTAATGTTAATAACCTCGTTAGGAATTTTTGGATATTTGTCGGCAGCGTATCAAAAATCGGCAATTGAATTTAAAGAAGCCCAAGAAAAAATAGTAGTTGTTGAATCTAAAAAAGTATATTTGAATGAGAAAATTGAACAATCTAAGGCTAGAATTAAAACTCTTAATGATATGCGAGTTATGCAAGAAAGTCGTATGTCAGAAGCTTTAACTAATGCTTTTTTAATTAGAAATCCGATACAATTAAAACAAATACAAGAACAAACGGCGGAATTAATTAAATCTGCTGATTCGGATATTAGGGCCGAAAATGAAAACATACAACAAACAATGAATGAAATTGTTGCTATAAATCAACAAGTAACAGATATGAAATTTTCGGCGGCAGGGAAAAAGGATATACGAACATTTCAATTTGTAGCGGACCAATTTGGCACAACTTTAGATAAAGTGGCTAAGTATTTTATTTTAATAATTATTTTTGTATTTGATCCTTTAGCTATATCTTTAATTTTAGCTTATAATGTAGCAACTTATAAAAGAATAGAAGACAAAGATAATATTCCTGTTCCAGTTATAAAATCGGGAGAAAAATCGGAACTATCTTCTAAAGAACCTATGAAAGAAACTATAAAACCTATTTTAGATAATAAACCGGAAGAAATCATAAAAAATCCTACGGAAGAAAATCAAAGTAAATTTAAAAAAATAGTTAATTTAATTAAATCTCCGGAAATTGTACAAGAAAAAAAGAAGTCCGGATTAAAGACATCTGATAAAAAAACTCATAAATATCATGATCCTTATGGGAAGGGACCGAGACAACCTTGGTTATAAAAATGAATATAATAAGTTGACAATACGTTAATTATAGTATATTCTATTTGCATAAAAATGAAGAAATTTAACATCTTTCATAAAAAGTTTTATATATATGCGTCAGAAATTTAATAAACTATTAGTAAAATACTATGGATCAATCTGATATAATATATGTAATGGAAATTTTGAAAGATGCAATCGATGAAAAAGATTGGGATAAAGTAGAAGAAGCAAATGAAACTCTAAAAGAATTTTTAGACTCGGATGAGTTTCATTTGGAAGAATAGATATTATGATTACATTTATTTTGATTACGGGCTTAATTATTTCCTTTATAATTAATATTATTTTATTTGTACTAATTAAACGACTTATTAAAAAAATCGATATTTATGAAGAATGGATATTAGATTTTCAAACCGATGTTATATCGACATTGGAACAAATGCGTGAAATAGATCGGCAAGGTACTTTTGCTACATCTATGAATGAAAAGGGAATATTTGAGTCGGATGATCAAGTAGGTAATATTTTTAAGGAATTATTGGCTCTAGTCGAAAAACTAGAACAAAGGATTCAATGAAAAAGAAAAATAAAGTTGCAACAAAAATACATTTAAAAAAGAAGCCCATTCGAAAAAAATATATAAAGGTAATTCGAAAAATTAAAAATAAATGGCGAGAAACTAAAAAAAAGGTATTGCCCAAACCAAAACCGAAGCCGAAGCCTAAGACAAGACCTAAATTAAAGCCGAAGACGGGGGAGAATAGAATTCTTAATTCAAAAATAAAATCAAATTCAAAGAATATTAAATCTAAAAATAAATCTTTGCAGTTGATTCCCGTTTCTCATGATCTTGTAATAACAATACCAGAATCCGTCCCCGAAAAACGCACGAGAAAGAGAAGAAGTAAAAATTCGGCCCGTATGTATTTTACTCAAGAAACAGAAGATGCAATTATTGAATATAATAATACTGAAGATTTAGAATTAAGAGAGAAAATATTTCAAGAAAAGATATTACATCCATTTCAAAAACTGGTAGAAAATGTATTTAATACATTTAAATTTTCTTATTTTGAAACGGGTCCTTTAGATGTACAAAAAGAATGTTTAACCCATTTAGTGGCAAATATGCATAAGTTTGACCCCTCTCGTAAAAGTAAGACGGATCCAGATAAAAAGACAAAAGCTTTTGCTTATTTTTCAATTATAGCTAAACATTATTTAATATTATTAAATAATACTAATTATAAAAAATTTAATCAAAACCTTGAAATAAGTGAGGAAAGAGAGGAAAATACAATTCAATTACAAATGGATGATAAATATTATGCACAACAAGAAATGTCGGATTTTATTAGATTAATGGTAGAATTTTGGGAAAAAAACGCCGAAAAAGTATTTACAAAACAGAGAGATTTAAATATAGCGAATGCAGTAATAGAATTATTCCGCAATTCGGATCGGGCTGAAGCATTTAATAAAAAAGCTTTATATTTGTATATTAGAGACATGGCTTCATGTAAAACTCAACAAATAACTAAAGTTATAAATCGAATGAAACAATATCATGATAATATTCAAAAGTCTTATATTGAAAATGGATACGTAAATACGGATCGGAATTCTATAATTTAATTTTCTTTAAAGAAGAATAAGTAATAATAACTATTTATGTGCATATGGCAAATGTTAATTTTGAAATTTATGATGGGAAAACATTTAAAGATTTATGTAAAGAAGTAGTTTTACGTTCCCAAAGTAAAAAAGATCAACTAGATACGTTAATTTCTGATATTCGAAGTCAAATTACGCAGCCTAATGACTTACAAGTTTTTATACCAAGAATTAAAGAATTATTGGAAATAGGGGTTAAAAATGACGAACAATTGATTAAATTGGCCGCAGTTTTACAAAGGCTAGAATCGGCTCAAATTGAAGCTACGGGGGGCGAACCTACAGGATTAACAGATGCCGAGAAGGAGCAATTAATGAAAGCTAAATTGCGAGAATTAGAAGATTTAAAAGAAATTAAAAAAGAAATAGATAAACCAATTGATGTAAAATGATATGGCATACTGGAAAGGAATACCTAAAGATGTACGGAAATTAGATAGTTTTGGATTATCTACCAGCACAAGTAATATATCTATTACTCCTGGGGAATTTTATGAATTAGAATTAGCAGTAGTATTAGATATTATATTGGATGAAAAACATCCTATGATAAAAGAAGGAGAATTTCCTCATTCTCGTATAGATGTTAATAGATGGCCTGCGGATGTAGAAGATAAAGAGCCCAAAGATACTGATGTAGATTATACTTGGATTGGACGGGCTTTAGTTAGACCACTACAAACTGAAAAATCAACTGATAAAGATGAATTATTATGGGCATTTCCTTTGGAATCTAATATTTCCGAATATCCATTAATAAATGAATTGGTTGTTTTATATCGATTAGGTGAAAAGGTTTATTACTCTCGTAAATTAAATTATCAAAATTGGCAAAATAATAATCTTGATTTTGCAATAGAAGGAGAAACGTCTGGGAAAGACAATAAAATTTTATTTACGGATGAAATATTAACGGGGAGTAAAGAATCTCTAACTAATCATAAGGGGAATACAGGATTTCATGGATATGCGGGGCAATATTTTGTGGCTAATAATAAAATACGGGCAGTTAAAAGACGAGAGGGAGATTTACATATAGAAAGCCGATTTGGGCAAAATATTATTTTTAGAGCATATGATAGGAACCGTAAAAATGATATAGGATATGATAAATATCCGGATTATAAAGATTCGGGAAATCCTATGATTATTATGCGTAACCGGCAACGAAAAATTCTAAAGGCCGGAGAAAAATTAACATTAAATCATAGTCCCAATCCGGCAACAGTTATTGGAACGGTACATGAAAAGAATGTGGGGGGATATGTTGAAGAAAATATTAATCATGACGGCACTTCAATATACATTACTAGCGGTTTAACTATAAGTGATTGGGTTACGACGTGTTTTAAAAGAATGTTTAGTGATGTTAAAGGGGAAGAAGTTGGTGCTTTTAAAGGGAAAAGTGATTTTAAATATCCAATATTAAATGGGGATCAGATTGTAATTAATACAGACCGTTTAATTTTTTCTTCCCGGTATGGTGAAACGTTTCATTATTCTAAAAAGAGATATGCCATAGTTACGGATAATGAATATACTGTTGATGCTCATGAACAAATGGTACTGACTACTCACCAAAAAATAGTATTAAATTCTCCCGCAATTTATTTGGGAGAATACGATAAAACCGACGAACCCGTTTTATTAGGACAAACTACAGTTAATTGGTTATATGAATTATGTAACTGGTTATTAAAACATACTCATTGGTATATACATTCCCACACACATGCAGGGAAAGAATCTCCGTCTCAAACTCAATTACCTGTACAAGTTCAATCTCTCATTGCTTTAAGAGATAAATTACATACTTTAATGAGCCGTAGGGTATATGTAACAGGAGGAGGATTTGCTCCTGGTCAAAATGGAGCCGAAATTGAAGAAGGAAAACCTCCTGTAAAAATTAATGTCTGGAGCGGAACAGGAGTTCCGGGAGGATTTAGGGGAAAAAATCATAGATAAAGTTAATACATAATAACATTATAAAATATATTTATAAATATGAAGAAAGAAGAATTCAATAAACTTACACAAATAATTGAATTATTAGTACGTAAAGAAGTTCAAAAAGAGCTTAAAGCCCAGCTTCCTGCTTTGATTTCTGAAGAAATCCATAATATAGTGGAAAATTTACAAAAATCGCCTGATTCTTCAATAATTAATGAAACAATACAGAATACAAATAGTGAAGAAAATTTTGAATTATCTATGCGGGAGTTATTTGCCGGAGTGAATCCGATGGGAATAAATGAATTAAATTCGTCGAATATATCAAAATCTTCTCCGAAACGTTATACAAACAATCCTATTATAAATCAAATTTTAAATGAAACGACTTCCGATTTAAGACAAAGAGAGCGGATGGTTGGTGGGGCGGCGCAATTGGGAGGGTATTCTCCATCAGTAGCAATGGCAGCGTCCAATATTCCTCAAATATCTATGACTGGTCCCGGAGAAATGATGGATGATAATGAAATACCTTCTTTATCAAAAATGCCAACAATGCCTACAGCGGGTTCTGATGGAATGAAAAATATACAAATTTCTCGTCCACCAGATTTAGTTGAAGGACAAGAAAGTACATATGCTCCATTAGAATCTTTACCCGAGGGGGTATCAGCATTAGATGTTGCTCGTCAAGTTCCATTAGCCGATCCAGTGGCCAGAGCGTTAACTCGAAATTATTCGGCAGTAATGAAAAAAATAGATGAAAAAAAGAATTTTGTAAAGTAATATGAATTTAACCAATATTTCCACTATGTCTAATCCAATTGGAATTTTACTTCCTTTTCGTCGAGGGAAAGTGGGATATTTTGATCAATCGGTTGATACTTTCACGGCATATCGCATGAATATTATTAATTTAATTAGAACTAAACCGGGTGAAAGAAGAATGAATCCAACATTTGGATGTCATTTATGGAATGTAATATTTGAACAAAATGATCAATTTATTATTGAAAAAATAAGCCGGATTATTGAAGAAGATATTGCACAATGGATTCCCGGAGTAGGTGTATCTAATGTCGAAGTTAAATATTTTGATGATGATAAAACTATAGATCATCGAGATACTTATAAATTATATATAGCAGTACATTTTATAATAAATTCTATAAATTATGAGGATATGGTAGAAATTGTACTTAATACTGGAAAAATTTAATTATGGCTAATACAATACAAAAAGATTTTTCTCCAAATAGTAAAGATGTTCGGTATCTTAATAGAGATTTTTCTCAATTTCGAGAATCATTAATTAATTTTTCTAAAACGTATTTTCCTCATACATATAAAGATTTTTCTCCCGCTTCTCCCGGAATGATGTTTATTGAACAGGTGGCATATGTTGGAGATGTTTTAAGTTATTATACTGATTATGCCTTTAAAGAGGGGCAAATGTTTTCGGTTACGGAAAGAAAAAATATAGTTTCTTTAGCCTCTCAAATGGGATATAAAATCAAACCGGCAAGAGCAGCAATTGGTGAAATTACTTTAATGCAATTATGTCCGGCGGCAGATGATGGAATGGGAAATTATTTCCCCGATCCAGATTACATGTTAATAATTAAAGAAAATTCTCAATTTTCAACGAATGAGAATGCTTATTTTATTTTAAATTCTGTAGTTGATTTTTCTATTAATACGGCTGCATCTCCCCGAAAAGAGGAAATATATTCTCGCAATCCAGATGGAACCCCATTATTTTTCTTATTAACTAAAAAGGGATCGGTTAGTGCTGGACAAATTTATACTAAAGAAGTAGTTGTTGGATCTCCTTCTCCATATTTTACTGTTAAATTGGGAGAAAAAAATGTACTTTCTATTTTGAGTATTGTGGACTCAGATGATAATAATTGGTATGAAACGGAATATTTGGCACAAGAATTAGTACCCATTTCAGTGCCTAATATTGATCAATATGAAGGTTCATTGTCTCAATATAGAGATTCAGTTCCATATATTTTAAAATATTTAAAAACGTCCCGTCGATTTGTTGTTAATGTAGATGAAGAAAATTACACTTATATTCAATTTGGGGCGGGAATAAGTGGAACGAGCGATGAAATTGTTACATTTGATTCTAATTTACTTGGAGTGGGGTTGGTTAACTCTTCCAGAGTTAATATTCCGCTAGATCCGAGCAATTTTCTTAGTAATGAAAATTATGGCATGGCACCTCAAAACACTGTATTGACTATTACATATTTAATAGGTGGCGGATTAAATAGTAATTGTCAAAGTGCTGAAATAAAAAATGTAG